CCTCCTATTAAAGTGTTTAAACTACCTGTGGTTACGTTAGTACCAGCAAAATACCCAACAGCTGTGTTATAAGCATCTGTTGCAGTTGTAAAGTTTTGATCAAAAAGAGCATCTTTACCTATAGCTACAGACTTACTCCCTAATGTATCTGAGCTTAAGGCTGAAACTCCCACCGCAACATTGTCATCTGCATCTGTTAAAGCATCACCAGCGAGTGCTCCGATGATCGTATTACGAAGACCTGTGGTGACTTGATTACCAGCTTGGTAGCCTACTGCAACATTATAAACGTTTGTTCCCGTAGTCAAGTTTTGATTTTCAAGAGCTTGATCACCTAATGCAACTGATCTACTACCTAGCGTATCGGTTGTTAAAGCCCTATATCCTACAACTACATTCTGATCTGCATCAGTTAGTGCGTCACCTGAGTTACCGCCAATTAAAACATTTTGCTTTCCTGTAGTTATTTCTGCACCAGCTGCATAACCTACTGCTGTGTTAGCAACATCTACAGTAGATGCATTAGTTTGAAGACCCAAAGCAAGGTAACCAATAGCTACGCTTCTATCTCCCGCAACCTCAGTAGTTAAGGAATTATAACCGACTGCAACATTGCTATTGCCTATAGTAAGGGCATCACCAGCAAGTCCTCCAATTAAAGTGTTGATGCTGCCTGTGGTTACTGCTTTACCAGCATTATGACCAACTGCCGTGTTAAAGACATCGGTAGCTGTAGTAAAGTTTTGCGTTAATAATGCACTAACTCCAACTGCAACACTTTTTGCTCCTTTGGTGTCTCCACTTAATGCTGAATATCCAACAGCTACGTTACTGTTTGGTGTATTTAACGCATCACCAGCTAGACCACCAATAAGTGTATTGAAAGCACCTGTAGTTATTGAGACTCCAGCAGACGATCCTACAGCTGTGTTGTACATATCAGTAGCGGTAGCTGGATTTTGAGCTGTCAAGGCAAAAGTTCCTATAGCTGTAGAGTGACTACCAATTGTGTTAGCACCTAACGCACCTTGACCAACTCCAACATTTTGGTCTGCGTCTGTTATAGAATCCCCAGCTAAACCGCCTACAAGTACATTGTAAATTCCTGTGGTCATTGCAGTTCCAGCACCCGAACCTACTGCTACGTTATAGGCTTCTGCACCAGCGTTTTGAGTTTTTAACGCTCGATAACCAACCGCTACGTTATTACCATTTGCATCCTCAGTTTTAAGAGCCTCGTACCCAACCCCCACGTTATTATCGCCTGTCGTTAAGGCAGTACCAGCTTCGTCTCCTACAACCACGTTGTAATTACCGCCAGATGCAATACTGTTACCAGCATTTACACCAGCTCGGAAGTTACTTGTTCCTGACGTTGTAGATGAAAGATCACCTGTAACAGCTGCACCACCTGTAACGGCTAAATCACCGCCTACTGAGGCATCATCTGTAACTGTTAAATCGTCTTGTACTTTTAGGTCTACTACAGAAAGACTAGCAAAAGCATCTACTACCGCAGCTCCTGAACCAGCACCATCTAGGTAAACTGCTTTAGTATCACCAGCTGGTATCGTTACGTTAGCTCCAGAACCTTGTGAAATTATTATGTTTTGAGAACCACTTGTACCATTTTCTATAAATTGCATCCTATTGATTGTGTTAGGTGCAATCGTAATCGTACAAGCTGAATCTAATGAGCCTGTATATTTAACATACATCGCCCTTACTGGGTCAGTAGCTCCATCTGCGACTGTAGATGTATGTGTATCTGCGTTAGTGGTTATTGCTTCTGTTCCAAAGCCTAAAGCTTCGCCAATCAGCTCTAAATTTGTATTCGTTACCGTTCCCCAAGTTCCTGACGCGTCCCCTGTCGCCATTTCATTGAGTCTTAGATCATTTACGTATGTACTAGCCATTTATTTCTTCCTCACGTTAGTTAGATTATATACTTTTTTAACACAATAGTTAAGCCACATCTTCCCAATTAGGATTTTGTGTATCTGACACGGATCCCCAACTTGGGGATTGGCTGTCGTTTACTCCTGTCCAACTTGGATCTTGGTTATCATCAACAATACCCCAAACAAGAACTTGTGGTGTATTCGTGTTTGCTACTAAACTGGTTAGCGTAACAGTTGCTTTAGAAACTATAGTCGGAGAACCTACAGAACTTGTTGTTTCTAGTCCTGTGACTTGAATTGTCATGCCTAAAGCTATAGAAATAGTGCCTAGTGCACTTGTGCTTGCAACACCTGTTGGTGTTACATTTGCTTTTCCTATATTTGTGACAGAACCAACAGAACCTGTAGCTGAAACACCAGAGACACTTACGTTAGCTTTCGCTACTGGAGTAACAGTACCTAATGCACTTGTTCCTACTAAACTAGAAAGTGTAACTACTGCATTATGGTGAACTGTGACAGATCCGAGGCTTGCTGTTGCACTTAATCCTGCTACAGGAACATTTGCCTCTCCGTCTACATCTACTGATACAGAACCAACTGTGCCAACTGCACCTTGTATAGAAGCTATCGCTTGTGCATTTACACCAGCAACAGGTGCTCCAGTGGTGCCTACTAAAGAAGTTGGGACTACATTAGCTTCTGCATCTACGGAGATTGTACCTAGTGCAGAAGTTGCAGATAATCCTGTAAGTGTAACAGGGTTTGGCTCACCCCAAGTATCAGAACCCCAAGTGCCTCGACCCCAACCAGTGATCGCTGCCATTTAAAACTAAGCTATTCTTATAATAGCTGTACTTGCTGCTGCTGCAGGGAAAACTATAGTAAAGTCACCAGCTGTTGAAGTTTTGTCTCCACCAAAGTCTATAGTAGCTACTGAAGGGTCGCCACTAGCTGTGTCGTTATAAATTAAACAACCTCTAGCAGTTACAGTAGCTGTACCAAAAGTTAAATCAGCAAAGTCTGTGAACCCTGTAGTGCCGCCAGAAGTAGGGTTAATATTAGTTAATGCTGATCCAGCAGCAGTATAGTTAGTACCACTTACTTCTTGGGAAGTTGAATACGCTGTAGTTGCGGCTCCCATCGTAGCAGAACTGGTATACAAAGCTAGTTTAAAACTATTGCCGCCAGAAGCTAAGAAATTATGTTTTGCTTCTAATAACTCTTTTTTAAAGCTTGTCGTTAATGTTGATGTAATTGCCATTACTTTATCTCCGTTAATATTTTAGCTAAATCTTCATGACCCTGTTGAATCAGTAGATTCTTTATAGTGCATCTTTCACTATTGATGCTCTGCTTAATATAATAAAGTATTGTGTTGTAAATAGCTACTCTGAATGCTTCTGCCTGTTGTTTAACATGAGGGGCTGCGTCTTCGGATATTCCACATATTCTTTCCGTAGCTCTTTCTGCCCAGTATTCTGGTGGATGTCCTCTGTTTTGTTGAGTTGCTACACTTATACTACCTATACTACTTACTGTTTCTATTTCTATCATATTAATATCTTTTAGCTTCTGGTGGAGTGTTTACGGTGGAGATAAGCTCAGCATCTTTTCTTCTTCTTTTTTCTAATTCTTGACTATATTCATTAAACCCCATCGTGTAGAACTCGTCTTTATCTTCATCAATTAAAACTAAGGTTGGATTATCTAGTCTGTGGTATCCGTAAACTTTTTCCTGTATAGGAACGTCCGTGTCTAATAATCCAGATCTTGGTGCCACACTAACAGTCATTCCATTTTCTATACACTTAGCTAACCAATACTCAACACAAGATCTGCCAGCTTCTGCAAAATGCAAATTACCTTTGTATGTAAAATCTATACCATATAGTTCTAGCCTAGCTACTTTATTATACAGAGCAAAAGCTATGGCAAAAGGTACGGTATTATTAAAATAAGAACATCTAGTTGCTTTAACTACTTCAGTTATAGGAAACTCTACTAATCCAGGACAACGTTCATCTAATTCACACGTGTATATTGGTCCAGGATGGTTGAGAACTAGATCTTTCATAATACCTGTTTGACTACCTGATGCATCAGAATCTAAAAACCTAGAAGCAGGATCTAGCATAAACACTCTATCACATTTCGTAATTTCACCCATGGCGTTTATGCCCCAAACTTCATCCCAAGTTTTGCTGTGTGTTTTAGCTAAATGAAAATCTAGTTGACTTTCTCCCATTGCGACTAGGGCGATGTTCGCCCCTTCGAGATGTTCTAGTCTCATGCCTGTGGTGATCTCCTTACTTGGTCATATCTATATTGATCTTGGGTGGATTTACCTTCCCCAAGATTTTTCATTAATGCTATTGCATCTTGAAATCTTTGTTCATAGATAGGGAGTGATTCATAGTTTTTTAAATAAACCATGGCTTCTGTTAAACTTCCATATAATAATGCATTAGGTGCATTAGTCGATAGCCAAGTTGTGCCAGAATCACCTGCCGAAGTAAGGGATGAGGGTCTATAAAAATAGTGTAGCTCAAATGTGTAATTGCTGTCAGGAGTTGGTGCTAATATAAAAGTATCATCATCAAACTCCGCATAATATTTTGGTAATCCTGTTGTAGAGGATGCGGGAGTAAAATCCCGTATAAAACTTGGGTGTTTTAATTGTAGATAGTTGTAATTAGAACTTCCGTCTATTACAGCTAAACTAAAAGAAGATAAAAAGTCGCTGGGTGCTCCTAAATATGCAGAACTAGCTGTTGCTGTTCCTGTTACGTTTTTTATAAAGTCGTCTAATTGGACTCCTTTTAAAATTCTTTCTTCTGCTGTTTTTATAAAATTTGGCAGATTAGTTACAAAAGAAGATTCTGTTGATTCAGAGTAATCCTGTATTGCTGTTTTTAAAGTAGATAAAGTCCAAGTCATCGTTTATCCTATTGTAATGGTTACTTCTCCAAGTTCGCCTACAGACTTAGCTATAAAAAAGCTAGAGCCAATCGTGTCATTATGGGCTATAAACATAGAAGGAGCAGTAACTCCTAAACTGTTTTTGGTGTTTCCTGTTTTCACTATGCCATACCCTGTAGTTGGGGCAGATTCTGTTCCTCTTGGCTGTACCAAAGCTTCAGGGTCAGTTGGAGTTATTACAGGTTTTAGTTGTGGGTGCTTAGGCTCATAACAATCGAAACAAACTTTTAGATTATTCCACTCAGTTTTTAGTTGAGTATATTTATACACAAACCCACACCTATCACACTGACCTTTAGAGTATTTACCAACAGCATATGCCATTATAGATAACTCCTGTGTGGAACTAAATGCAGAGAAGCTCTTCCACGGTCTTCATCTGCAGCTAATTGAAAGTCTTGTTCATATTGTTGTTTCAATAACCCAACTCTTTCTGGGTTCTTTTTTAAAGCTATGTAGTAAGCTAGTCCACTAGCCATACAAGGCATAAACCTTGAAGGTACTTCTGGATCTTGTGCTGATGCTGTTACATCATCTATTCTTTGTATAGTATTAGCTACTAATCTGTATGTAGCAGCAGAGTCTGGTGTTGGCCAGACTTTTACGACAGGTGTTGTTTGCCTGTCTAGAAAGTATTGTGTAGGTCTTCCAGTAGAAGCTTTATCAGGTATGTTTAGATACTCTGACCTACCTATCCTGGTTAGTTGTAAATCTGTTGTAGTAGATCCATCTATTTGTCGTATAACGGCAGAAACTATATCTATATCATAAGAATTTAAAGTATAGCTACTTGTTCCTGCTGTTAAATTTGTGGTCACTTGTTCTATGGTCCAAAGGTTTACACCTCTATTAGCCCAATCTGCAAACATGATGTTCAGAGACCGTCTAGCAGTCTCTGCATCATATCCTGTTCTAAGTTCTAAGCCAGCTAATTCATAAGCTTCTTCAATAGTGTCCGCTATAGTTAACTGAAAAGTCTTAGTCCCTGAGGTTGCCATTTTAGTATTCTTTTATTACTGTTAATACGATAACATAAGAATCTGCACTAGCGTGCCCAGTAGTAGTGAGTTTTATGTCGCCTGTTTTTCCACCAGAAGCAGCAGTATTCTGTAAGCCTCCCATGTATGAAAAATCAACATCGTCGCTATAATCTGAATTTAAATCCCAGCATATAGTGTT